TATGAATCGCTCCCAAGTTGCCTCCTCTTTCTTTTTCGACGGTTTCCCGTCGTCGAGTTTCGAGAAGACTTGAGATGAGAAGTACTTAATAGCAAAGTCAGTAATACTAGCGTTAAAGTTAGTACCATGGCTGGCTAAAGAGTCGCCGGTGAAGTCAGGGGGAGGCAAACAACCCCCTCCTGGCTCTCCGTACGGCCCGGTGTACCCTGCAAAGGGGCCACCGAGCGCTTCGGCGATACGCTCGTGGATACGAGCGAGGGACGGAGCACAAGCAACGAGAGCAGCCCTAAAGCTGCGATGACTGACAGAAGCCATAGGAAAATCCTCATGGTTGAAAGCCCCAGTGGGGCATTCATTAGGCGGGTGGCGATGTCTCCATCGCCCTTTGAAGTAGACACCGAGTACGCCGAGCTACGGAATTAACCGTAGTACGGCTCGATGTTATACAGCGAGGGACGGATGGTCGCATTGCCAAGACCGTTGATGACGTAAGCCACCAGGTCTTTCCGCTCTTGGTCAGTCGAATCCTGGGCGAAGTTAAACCTCACCAAAGCCGAACTGTTACGGACCTTCTGCGTCACACCGTTGACCGTCCCCAAAGTGGGGAGGTTAACGGACATAAGGACGCTGTTAGCAGCCCCAACCGACTTAGCAAAGCGGACTTCGTGACCGAGTTCAATGAACCCGATCGGAATACCGCTCGTCTTGTCGACGAAAGATGCTACAGCCCCTTTGTCGCCATTTACGGCGAAAGTGTGAGCAGCGGGCGTTGCCTGACCGTCGTTGACGGTGAGATTAGCGCGAACTGGCATTGCCAGTAACTCCTGGTAGTGGACGAAGTAAGTGAACCTACTTAATCCGTGGTCTTCCGTTAGGAAGGAATGCCGATGTCAAAAGAGACAGGGCGTTTGCCATATGTAGTGTCGACCGTGGATCCTTAATCTTCGGAAAGAGAGGAAACGGTACTGTAGCACTAGCAGTTCTGATTAGACGGCAAAATCTACGATCACCCGACCATTCACGGCGGGTGTAATAGCTATTACCGTATTGATCATAATCTGTAGTGCTTACGCCACGAAACTCGAGAGTGCCTGTTGAAAAAGCACTCGAAGAGTAGCCTAAAATTTCCCAGCCGGCTAGTGCATCAAATTGGGAGATATAATCCCCAATCGGAAGAAACCAGTCGACTATAAAGGAATAGGGAAGAAGTTCCCAGGCAAGTGTGGCAGGGTTAACGACACCAACTGAGGCCAAAGAGGCGATGGCCGACGAGGAAGGCTGAGCATCGATGCGACAGTAAACACTGTGCTTCGCTTTACAGATTCCATAGCTGTACCACTTAAAATTTGTAGTAGTGGTATGTAAGCCGTTGGAAACTTGCTCAGTTTGAACCTTCGACACTGCTGTGACTCTCCAGTCACTCCTATCGAGCTTGTCAAGCGCGAGTAGGGAACCATGTATATCAGTTAGCAGTGGCAACCAGCCATATTGCAATGCAAGCCATTGGTTTGCTAAGCCTCTAGATCCTGTTTTCACAGCACCTTTGATGCCTAGACGTCTAGCTGCCTTTTTGAATCTCCCTTTTCGGAGATTTCTAAAAGCATCGGACAATGTCTTAGCGGTTTGCAATATCTGATTACTGACTTGACGACGCTCAGCAAATGCTTGGGCTAGATTCACCGTACCGGCTTGAATCTTTGACCTCGCACGCATAAGCGCCCGATTCGCCAGATCAGCAGGAACCGTAGTGGTAACACCTGTCGCCGGATAATAGGATAAGAGACTTATCCAATAATCATCCGTCGTTGGCATCACATAGCCGCTAAAGTACTGACTATACAAGTTAGTAGTATTAGCATTAAAGCTAGTGTGAACGCCAAAGGGTCTACGGTCGACGTACTCAAGCATAGAATAGCTAGTGGGATAAATCCACTTACCAGAGGGTT